TTAATCCCCCTCATTCGAATCCCCGTAGATTGCGTCCCAAACGGCGTCAGGGACGACCGTTTCAGCTACCGAAGGGTTGCCCCTGATTGCCGCCGCCAACCGGTCTGAGGCCGCCTTGGCGCGTTCCTGGGCCTTCTTCTCTGCCGCCTTCTGAGCATTCAGCGCGCGTACAAACCTGTCCCGCTCGCGTGTGACTTCCTCTACCTTGCCCTGTAGATCGTTAGCCCGGTTGTGTTCATGCTTCGCGTACAGGCCCGCACCGGCCGCAGCGATTGCCGCGACCAGAAAGAGGGCTGCTAGGATTTGGTCCGCGCCCCGCATTAATCGTCCTTCTTCGGGGTAGGCTGGTCGCCCAGCTTTCTCCAGAGCGTCCAGTCCTTGTCCACCAGCCCGCGCTTGAGTGCAACGGCTGTACGGGCTACGCGGGGCAGAGCGCCCCAGATATACAGCACGGACAGCACGATTGAGGCGATGGCCGCATAGCTGCTGAGAGGGAACGACGTGAGGCTATAGAGCGCGGTCCCAGTCGCGGCACTAACCTTTGCTGCTGATGCGGCGGCGCTATCGGCCGCCTCCTGAAAGATTCCCATCTTTTCCTTTGTTATAAGAGGCCCGTTCCGTCGATCACTAGAAAATGGAGATGGAATGCCTCATTGAAGCCTACGAAGTTAGGCGGCGGTGAAGCCCAATATTGCTGATACCACGTCACCGTGCCTCCAGACGTTTGGAATAAGGTGAAGTTCGGGCGGTACGTACCGTCGCTAGACACAAGGTCACGGCACGGGAACGGGCAGGACACTAGAACGGGACGGCCGTAGGATCGCGTCTCCGTCTGAGGATACGGATATCCCCCAGCGTCACGGTTCCAACCATATCCCGGCATGTACTGAATGTGGATCGCGTCGAGTACGCGGTAGAAAGGCCGGGAGGCGTCTGCGATTAGTGCGCCACTAGGCGAGAAAACCTGTAGCCCGAAATTCCCACCCGGGGGCGGTACGGTATCGAACAGGAAGAACCGTACTGTCGTTTGCTGGCCCGTTACGATGCGGACAGTATGTAGCCCGTTCTCGGCCTTGTGCTCCCAAACAGTAGCGCCAACTCCGCCGTCTGCTGAGAATGCGTACAGAGGTGTTCGCGCCGTGAATGAGAAAGTGGCCGTCCAGAAAGTCCCATCGAAGTACCTACCAACGTCGTTATACGCGACGTGGAGATTTGTGGACTGAGTAACCGCAGCGAACGACTGGACGCATTGGAAATTTGGCGTCGTGCCGTCGATCTGGTACAGACCACTATCGGTGAATGCCTGAAAGCCTACGGTCACTTAGTAGACGCCGTAGACGAGCGTTCCGGACATCGGCGTCCGCCAGCTAGACGGCGAATCCGAGTAGCGCCAGCCGATTCCATTTGCGTCAATGCTTACGATAGGGACCGGTGCATTCATCGAAACATGCCGGAACAACCAATCAGGGATGAAAGCCCAGAAGGGAGTTCCGCCCGAAAGATCAGCAGCGCGATAGCCCGGACTGCCTGAGGTGTCGAGGACCGCCACGCCGGAAACGCGACCGGCGCGGCTTGTGGCGTCTAAGAGTGTGCGGCCCTGAGCATCAAAGATTTGCAAACCTACAGACATCAGAAGAAGCCGAGCCTGTATCGAAGCGTGCCGTTAGCGTCGTAGCCACGCACGCCGTTACTGTCAATGTTCAATCGATTTCCTTGTCCGTCCGTGTTGTTGATTTCGAACCATCCGCTCTTATCGAGCCTCCATCCTTGGCGACCGGCAACATAGTTGTTGCTCTGGATGTAGTCCCCAATCATGGCGTTTTTGATGAAGCCATTCCCGATGAATGCCTCGTTGAGAAACACTTGGCCGCCTTGAATGACGAATGGCGACGTTAGGGCGCTGCCGTTTGGGTCGAGGACAGCGAAGCGCGAAGCCGCTACGAGAACCTGCGACTCCATTACGCCGCTGTTGTTGTCGATGCCTACGCCAATACCTGCGACGTATGTGCGCCCGTCCTTCGTCACTTGGGTCTTGATGTTGTACGAAGCAGCAACACGCCCGTTAAGATCGGCATATGACTTCGAGACCGTCTGGACGTTGGCCGCGTTTTCGTTCGCTTGGGCCTGAACAGTTGAAATCTGCTGCGCCTGCGCGCTGTCGGCATCTACGCGAGCCTGAGACTCATCACGAACAGCAGCGAGTAACGAAGAATTCGCGGAGTGCATTTGCGCCGTTGTTGTGTCGATCTTCTGCGACAAGGCCAAGTCGGCCTCCGCCCGGGCCGACTGCTCCGACCACACCCCTGCGTACACCTCTGTACTTCCCGCATAATCCTCGTCGCTACCCGCCATCTCCGGGACGACGACCTGCGCCTCAACCTTATCGATACGGCCCGCAAGCGCCTTGTCGCCATCCAACCGAGCCTGTTGCTCGCTGGTGATCCGTGCGTCGTTCGCGTCAACTTTTTGCTTGATGTCAGGGATAGCCTGAATCGGGCCTAACAGTTCCTCCGCGAGTTCAGTTTTGCTGATCTTCCCAACGAGGTAGCCAAGGATTAGGTCGGTGTCTGCTGTAGCTGCGCCACGCACTCCCGGAGAGGTGGTGTCTGGGTACCACGGGCCAATGTTCCCCGACGTGTCCACCAATCGCGACCAGAAATACAGCGCGTGGCCCGCCGCGAGGTTAAGCAGGTTTGCCGAGTTAGTCGGATATCCGTACCGCGATAGCTGAGACGCCTTCTCAAAGCTTGGTGTGTCGCTGTAGTAGACCTCCGTGTATGCCGTGTCTGCTGCGTTGCTCGGAAATGACCACGACAGCCGAATCGACATGACTTGATCCGTTGACGCGGTGAGGGCAAGAGGTTTAGGAGGCTGCCCCTTCTTACCTTCGAGCACGGTCTCAATCGAGTACGCATAAGGCGACGTGATGTCGAGCGCATTGATTGCGCGGACGCGAGCAACGTAACGCCCGGTGTAAATGTTCGGTACGTCGATGGAGAGCCCGCCGGTCCGTCCCGCCGTTACCCAATCTCCGCTGTCCTTCCGAAACTCCGCGACATAGGCGACTGAATTAACAGCGGAGTCCCACGCGATCGTCATGTTCGTTCGTGCGATGCCTTGGTCGATGACGACGAACTGCGAGAGGCGCACATTCGTAGGCGAGGATTGGGAGGTCAGGGGACGGTCGCTGATCGGAGCCGGGTCGATTGCTGCTCCGCTGTCTACTGCCGCATACTTGCCCGGTTCATGTTGCGTAGCCGAAATCTCGAAGGTAATGCCTTCTTTCTCGGACACACTGGTTACTCGGAATAGCTGCGCCTTGAGCGTCGAACTCTCCAGCACCCATACCGCACCCGGCACCGGCTGGAGGTCAAATTCCGATTGCACGGTGACAACAGCATCACTTACGGAGCGGATCGTGCGGGACTGGGCGACGCCGGTAGGCAGGATGACCGTGAGTCGATCGCCGCTCGCAACGCCTTCCGGCATCTGGTCGAGCGTGAGCGTGTCTTTCGTACTGGACTGCCGAACGCGCCCGCCCATGCGCTTTCCGGAACGGGTAGGATCAGCAACGGCGATAACCTGCCCCGGTTGCGCAAGCGTACCGTCCATACCAACGCTGAACGTTACGGCGTTTGTCTCATAGCGCGACGTGAGCAATGTCCAATGCCCGACGCGCTGCGCTTGGGAACGACTGGCGCATCCAAATGCTGTTATCTCTGCCTTGTTGATGCCGTAACGCGAGATGCCATCCGCATCCTCTACGTATTCGACTGTCTGCTTATAGCCGTTGCCGGGATCGTTGTATGTAACAAGCGCGGTTGTGTACCGGGTTCGCAGTGCGCTACCCACGTACTTGAACTGACCGTTGATGACGTTCGCCGCCGTGTACACATAGACCGGATCAGACGGCATGTCGGCCGCTGCGATGACGCTACCCGCAGACCAATACGCGATTCCCCGGAATACGCTCGCGAGGTCTTGTAGCACCTTGATGGCGTCTGCGCGGGTAGCGATGTAGCAATTGCAGGTGAATCGCGGTTCTTGCCCGCCCTTACCATCAGACACCGGAATATCACAGTACCGGCCGATCTGGTACAGCGCGTACCTGTCGATCATCGTCGCATCCACATAGCGCCCCAAACCGTAGCGCTTGTTTAGCACTAGGTCGTAGAAAATCCACGCGGGGTTGTCCGTCCAGCCAAACGAGAAAGTTCCGTCCCATGTCCCCGTGTATGTGCGTGTCTGAGGGTTGTAGTTCGACGGATACTTGACCAATAGTCCCTTAACGTCGTAGCTCCGAGTCGGCATGCTGGAGAATTGCTCCGCGTCGATCTGGATAGCCACAAGGGCGCTATACGGGTATGACAGCTTCGCGTCGATAATTTCTGCGTAGCTAACAACGTTCGTCTTGTCTTGGATGTACTGGGTAGTGCTGTCCGGCGTGAGGCGAACTACTCGGACGGTGTATTGGGACTTAGCTCCGGCTAGATCGATGCGATGCGATCGTGTGTATGTCGAACTGGCCTTGCCGTCGAATGCAGTGTCTATGACGGTTGAGAACGACCCGCCGTCCTTCGATACTTGAATCTGATACGCGACGCGATACCCGGAAATGTTCCCTGATCCTGTATCGGTCTTAGACAGCCCGCTCACGCTAAGGGTGATCCGCGCTGCGTTGATATCCAGGTTCGTGAACGTGTGTGACCACGACTGCACGGCAGTGAGCGAGACGCCTACTTGGGTCTCAGCAGCAGAACTTTCGAAGCCGGAGATATACGTCTGGTCAACGTACCCCAACCGGTAATCAAGCTGCTTTACTTGGAAGTTATACGACCCGTCCGCGTTCTGTAGCGGGGTGTTGTTGAAGTAGGCACATTGTGCCGGAGAGAGGTTGTCAGGAAAGCCATAGATCGGGCCTTCGCCTAGTAAATCGAGAATCTGCGCGTATGCGGTGCTGCTTAGGGTGTCGTCGGCCTCTGTAGGCGAGGAGCCGCCGCCACCTCCTTTACTTCCGCGAATCAACGTCATTTATCTGTAGCTGTAATTCCTTGGCTAATTACGGTGCTGCCGATTCGTAGACGGCCATAGAGCAACCCAACTGGGCCGCCTTGCTCCACGACGTTCTCCGCCCCGTTGAAGTAGTACGATTGCTTGCGATTGCTGCTGCCGTTCGATGCTGTAGGATGCGGCGACAGCATTTGAGCGACGCCACCGAGGGCCATAGACGCACCCAGGAGCATCATTTGCGTTCCGAACGGATTCCCGAAGAAGGATGTAACCGCGCCGACCGCTGCTAAAGCAACGCCCGCGATCGTTTGGAACAGGCCGGCGCGCTTACTTCCCCGGATGACCGGTGCTATGCGTACCTCTGCGTCCCCGACCGGGGAGGGGAGTTCTTCCTCTCGGATGTTGCGCCGTCCGATTAGCACGGCGTAATCGATACCCCGGTCGCGACTCGTCATGAGTTCACGCTCGAAGCCGGGGACCATCGCGCAAAGTGCCTTGAGGGCATCGCGCGTGCTGCGGATTACAAAGCGATGCTCACGGCCGAACATCGCCCCAAGTTTCCCGTACAGTCGAACGATCCGGGGTTTCTCCAATACCTACTCCTTGTAGCGTAGAACGTCAGTTACGAACGGCTGGTAGCGGGGCAGTGTGTCGCGGCGCGACAGTTCACCCCAAAGGTGATGCAAGATTTCATCGTTGCCCGTATAGATCGCCGCATGATTCGGTACATCGTTAGGGCTGCGAATTTTCATAAGGAGAACATCACCCTTTAGAGGTTCTGCGCCGCGCCCAAGCGAGACAAATCCAGCCTCTTTGTAATGCTGGGTGTAGAGGTCGGAGCTTCCGTCCTTCCACCATTCGCCAGACCGCAGGAAGTCCGGGAGAATTACGCCGCGCTCTTGCTTGTAGTAACGACGAACAAGGCCATAGCAATCGTTGCTGCCGTGCGAGAACTCGCAACCGATTAGCGGAGCTTCGTAGCCGCTGGGGGCAAACTCGCACCAGTCGTCAATTGCGATGCTTCCGTCTGCCTGAACTCCAAGGCTAACGATGATCCACTTCGGAGCCTCGCGGGCCTCGCATGCGGTCAAGTCTGCTTGGCTTGGCTGCGCACTTGCGCCAGGGTGGGAATGCACGACCGCCTCTATAGGACCGATGTCCTCAGCGGCTGCGTAGTCCTCTGGAGAAATTGCGAAGTCATCGCGCGGGGCGGGCGCGTTGTTGCGGCACGGAATGTATTGTCCTCCGACGACCACGCCGCAACATTCTTCGGGGTAGCAAGCGAGTGCATGCCTTGCGATGTCCTCGCGCATCTTCGATTCAGTCATAGACCTCCGTTTCTGCCTGCTGACGGGTACCCGCCCCAAGGGAGTACGGCGTTCTCGCCAAAGCGGCATTTGCAGCTAGACAACCGCTTTCCACACACATCGAGCGCGGGATCGGACACAGGGTTGTTATTCTTGTCAAAGAACTTGATACCACTCCAGCTACAGCCGGATACAGGATCACGATAGTTCGATGTACAGAGCGTGGCCGTTACTTGCCTTGCCGGAAGTTGCACGCCGGAGAAATCCAGTGCGGACGCAAGCTTGAACGCGACGCTAACGGGAGTCTCCTCTGTCCGTTGTTCGATGCGCCAAACTTCCACAGCAGTGTACTCGGAAGTGTTGGCCTCTGGCGACCCATCGAGGTATTGCTCAAGCGTCCAGAGGCGGCGAACGACCGCGCCGACCATATCTGCGAATGCGATGCAAAGGGCAGAGATTGAACCGTCCACGTTCGAGACGATGAGGGTGGGCGAGGGCTGCGTTTGAGAACCCGTCCGCGCGAATCCTGACGCGGTGATCGGCCACGGGTTGTATTCGTGACCGCCCCATTTGATTGGGCCGGACTGTAGGTGCGCGTGAAAGCGGAGGATGTCTCCGCCTAGCGGTGTAAGGTCTACTTCGTAGAGTTCGACGCGCCCGCCTGTGAACGGCTGCTGTACGTCAGATGTTATTTGAATACGAACTTCTCCAACTCTTCGATTCGTCTCACGGCGGCAGCCAATCGAGATTTGAGCGCGCCAATCGCCGCGGAGTGGTACGGAATCATCCCAATGTAGTTCACGCCTTGGAGGTCAGGAACTTTCTTCGGAGGCAACTGCGGCCCCGTCGAGAAATCCTGCATCTCGTCCTTCACCGCATCTTTCCGTCCGCTCACCAATAGCGGAAACCGTTCCTGTAACTCGTGAGCAATGTAGCCCGCCGCTCGTCCCGTACCCGACATGTCGATACGATCGTATTCCACCGGCCGCGAATCGCACACCGCCATCAACGCTTGCTCTTGGTCGATCTCTTCGACATTCTTCTTGATGCGGTAGTCGGAATACTGCGTTAGTGCACCTGAGAAAGTCGCATTACCATTCCCATAAAATTGGAACTGATTCTGCCCACCAAACAGCGAAAAGTATATGAATGGCACTGAGGATGACGAACCACCTGAGTACACGCCCACCGCAGCGAGGTCCCGCTCTCCGCTGCACTGCGCATGCAACCACTTATACGCGGCACCATTCTGACGGCACTCCATCCGCAGAGCGGTTGGAGTTTTGGGCCAGTCAACGAACGATCCCCCAAGCTCTCCTGACACCAAAATCGCCGACCCCCAATACGAAGGACCATACGCCGAAGCGATGCCTCCGGTAAATGTCGCGCCGCTCAACCCAGCGTAGCTTGCCGGATTGAAGTTGCCTGAGTCCCACGGAACCTTACCTGCGAACGTCGGCCGCTGCGAGAAATCCTTATTGCCCCCGATCGATTGGTCGGATTTCGTATCCACGGGTGACAGGTTCCCGTTGTCGTAAGGAACCTTCCCTGCAAACGTCGGCCGAGCATCGAATATCGCTGCGCCCATGACGTGCAAATCGCCGTCTACCGTCTCGCTATCGCCTTGACTACGCCCGCGCATAAGAACACCCCACGCATTCAATCCGTCCGTATCCACTAGCGCAGCTTCTCCGGGATGCAGTTTCGATAACGGGAATGTGTCGCCCGAGCCCCCGCTAACCGCGAGTGCGACAGAGGTAGTACCGACATTGCGCAGAGCAATTACGCCGTCTGGTGGACAGGTTTTTGCTGCGGGCAAATTGACTGTCCCAGAGGACGAGAGGTTGATACTCACGCGCTTGCCGATTTGGGCGGAGGTTAGCGCTTGTGGCTGCGTGATAACAGCACCCGATACCAATGCAACTTGAGTACGAAGCACATCCGTATTCGCGTTTACCTTGGAGAAGCCTACTCTTACGGTATCACCGTCAGTACCGCTTGGCGCTGTACCTTGATTGACCTTCTGCAAGTCTGACAAAGGCTAGAAAACCTCCTGAAATGTTGCGGTGAGAGTCGAAATGCCCGCGCCCTCGATCTGACGCGTGATGCCTTGTGGATCGCACACAAACGTGCCCTTCGCTCGTCGAGGTGGGGTCCATTCGAAGCGTTGCGCGCCGCGTGTTGACTTTAGGAATGCATGGATTGCGTCAATTACGGCGTCGTCGTTGCGGAAGGTGAGGGGCCATACGTCGGCGGCGTTGTTGATGCCGTTCGGAGCGCGCTGGCTGTACCCATCCCCGAACTGGGCCACAAGCACATCGAACTTCGTAGTACCTGAGACACCCAGCAGCGGAGCCCATGTGAATACCGGTACAGGCTGCGTCAAATCTGCCCGTACTTCATTTGAAAGGCGAAACCGCCTTGTTCTCGCATGCGCTGCTCCATTCGAATGTCAATCCATGACTGTACGTGCTGCTGCAAATCCTTTGCGTCTTGCTCCGATAGACCGCCGCCTCCATGGTTGTGAACCTCGACATTGACCGGAGAGGCAGCGCCGCCAGAAACAGAAGGAGAGGGCGCGAGCGCCGCAGCAATACCGCCGGTCGCGAAATGGGTCATATGACCGGAATTGATCGCCTCCAGCAGGCTCCGGTACTTCTTCGTGGATGCCGCATTGATGACGAACTCCCCGTTAGAGAGCATCGCCGGAATGCTGTCGCTAGTCCCCGTGCCGGGACCGCTGATCGCGCCACCAGACGCGAAATGACCAACCGGGCCACCCTCGCTAAAGAACGAGAACGCGCTCGCCATGCTCTTGAACGCTGCAATCTCAGCTTGGCGCAGGGCAATCTTTGCGAGGTCAGCGAGCACGGACGTAGCGAACGAACTAAAGCTTGCCTTACCCGTTGTGATGAACGTATCAAGGCCGCTACTAAGCGAATCGAACGCGCTGCGGAATCCGCTCGCGACTGCTTCGGCCGTAGTCTGGGACGACCCTACGAGGTCGGCATAGCCCTTCTTGAACTGCTCGCTGTACGACTCGCGGATTGATCGCTGGCGTTGCTGGTTCTCCTCGAACGCCTCAGTTTGCTTGCGGTATGTTTCGCCCGCGATGCGTAGCTTCTCCTGGTACTCTTTCTGATCTGCGCTGGGGCTGCTGTACTGTTCGTTGAGCGATGCAATCTTGCGCTCGAACTGGTCTCGGAGCGCTGCGCGGGCATCATAGGTCGCCTTCTCGTCAGCGAGCATGTTCCGCGTGTTGAACGCGTCGGCATACTGGTTGATCTGCGCACCAAGCGCCGCCGCTTCCTGCTGGGAGAACTTCGTGACGTTCGCTGCACGCTGGGCCTGATACTTCGAGAGTGCGTCGGTAAGATCGGCGTCGATCTTCTTACGCTCCTCCGCGAGCCGGAGATAATCTGCGTTTGCTGTCTCATACACGGATTTCTCTTTCTTGGCTGAGGCAATTTCTGCACGCTGTTTGGCATTCGCAATCTCTTGGTCTAGCGCCTTCGCCTGGATGTCGTGGAGCCGCTGAAAGTACGTTTCCGAGTCGATCAGGCCCGCTTCGCGTTGCGCCTTGAGCGTGGATTCGGAGCGCTTCGCCTCTGCCTCAATTAGCCGATTCTTACCCGCAAGCTGCGCAAGTTCCGCGTTGAGGCCACCCTCGTTGACGTGGTGGCGCGTCCGTCTCGCGTAGAGCTCGTTAATCCGGGTGATGTTGCCTTGGTGACGCTTTAGCGCTTCCTCGTACTTCGCGGAGTTCTTGTCGAGGTCTAGCGTCGCGGTCGCGAATGCTTCTTTCTCTGCCTGTAAATCCAGGGCTTGCCGTTCTTTGGGCGTAGCGTACTTGTTCGAACGGAGGTATTCTCCGACACGGACTGCGGCGTCTCCTTCCTTTGCTTCTTTTTCGCGCTGCCGTATTGCCTTGAACTGCTCCGCCTGCTGATCGCGCAGCACATCCAGCTTCTTCATCTCAATGGCGAGAGCTTCCCGCGCAGAGATGAGACCATTAGGCCCGTTGACGGCTGCTCCGCTGTGCGCAGCGAGCGCGCCTTGTAACTGCTCGACCTTCGCAAGCTGTTCGCCAATCTGCTGAGTCAGGGTAGACGGGACGCCAATGTTCATTATCGATCCCTTAACCCGGTCGATAATTGCGCCCCATTGCCTCCACCATGTAAGCACCGCGCCCATGTGCTTATCTGCGTCGGCTGCGATCTTTTCATGCGCTCCCGCGATACCGTTTAGGACAGTGCGGAATGCGGAGGCTGTGTCGCCCTGCTTCACGAAGTTTTCAATTTCTTCGATCTGCGCCGCGTTGAAAGTGTGGTGCGCTTTCTGGTATTCGGTGACCCACTTAAGCACGTCGTCCTGAATCTTTGCCAAGGACTCCGCAGCCTTGTCCGTACCGATGCCAATATCCGCTGCCATGCCGATAGCGGCCCGCGTAGCAAGACCAAGATCATCCCCCATGACGCGGCCAGTTGCCGCCACCTGTGCCATAGCTTCGCGAATAGCGGATAGGGACGTGCGGCCGTCCTGTAGGCGGTTCGACCACGCCAACATCTGCTCGGTGCTCGTGCCGAGATAGCCGCCTGTACCCGCTATCGCCTTTTTGAACTGCTGTGCTGACTCGTAGCCCGCGTAAATTTCCTTGGCAAACAAGAATGCTGCGCCAGCAGCAGCGGCTAGACTGATACCGAGAGGGGACATAACTAGGCTCAAGGCGTCCGACGCCTCCGCCATTACCAGCATCGAACCGGCGAACCGCTTCCATTGACCCTGCGATGCTTCGTGAGCCAACACCAGCATTTCGCGGCGGGCGGCGGAGTTGTTGAGGCTGAACGAGTGTGTCGCCGTTGCTGCCTGTTGGATCGCTGCCGCCTGCGCCGAAAACGCTTGCGTAACGCCGCGTGCGGCCGCCTGCTGATTCAGCATTTCAAGACGCGTTTTACCTGCTGTCGCCTGTAGTCGGTCGTACTGGTCTACAAGCTTCTTCGCCTCTCGCGCAGTGAGGTTATAACCGTTACTCGCGGCCTCTTGCATCGCACGCTGTACGGCCTCTTGCTTTCGCCGTACTTCTTCCTGTGAAGCGTTAAGCTGGGCGTTTGACGCTCGAAGTTGGTTGATACCCGCCTGAGCGCCCGAGGCATCGACCGAAACGCGGATAACTGTGTTGTTATTGCTGTTTGACAGCGTTTGCCTCCGTTGTTAGCCGTTCATTGATCTTGTCGGCCGCGCGGCGCTTCGCAGCTTCGAACGCAGGGCGAACGAATGGACGTGCGGGCATCTTCGAAGTGCCGTTTTCCAGCCAGCGTGCTAATGCGCGCCGCGACACCTTGCGCTTATTTCTGCCCCGTTCCCGCGTGTTTCCTACGAAAGTGACGATGTAGGTAGCAACGGCCCCCGCTACGCTGTCCTCTTGGTCATAGGCGACGGTCAATCCGGCCGCGAGGTCGCCGGTTTCGCGAGGCACGCGCAATGCGACTTCTTTTTTGTACTCGGTCGCACCTGCCGCAGCGGCTTTGCGTAGCGCCGACTCAGCGGTCCGTGAATCTAGCCCGGAAATCGCGTTGGCTAACGCGTCAGGGTTGTCTACGGAGTACGATCTTCCTTTTGCCATTCTTTTTTAGCTCCGCAAGGTTGACGCCGAATACGGATGCGGCTATCTCCTCCGCGCTTCGTGATTGTTGCGGCGGTTTCGGATCGTTGACCCACGAAACGAACTCGCGTGGCGAGACAGGAGGGGTGTTTGGCGCGCGGTTCACGTTCGCGATAACGCTCGCAATAGTCCCGGCTCTGAGGTCTGCGATACGTTCGCCAAAAGGCTCAATCGAGAAGTAGGCGATCCATTCGCCAAATTCCGCGCTTGATACCTCTGCTTGTGTTCGCCGTACCGACATGCCAAGTTCTTTAGCCAGCCGGAACCACATCAAGCGTTCCGGGCTGGCCCTTAGTTTTTTGCGGCGTCGTCCTCTGCTGCTGCGCCGATGTTATTGATTCGCATGGCGATGCGAGAGACTTCCTCAAGTGCTGCGGCGCGTGCTTGCCGCAACGCCTGCACGTCATCCTCCGTAAAGATCGGTTCGCCGCTTTCATCAACAACGGTTGCCGTGATCACGGCCGCCTCATAGTTGCTGTTGCTGTTGTCGCCGCTGATACCGCGATAGAGTTCGTCGCGTGCAGTGCCGGAGAGTTCTTTGAATCGCAGCGCTGCTCCGTCGAGAGCCTTAATCGGTTCTTCGTGAATGACCGGTGCGAATGCTGCGAAGATTTGTTCTTTGTTCATATGTTACTGACAGGCTTCACAGCCTTCCTCAAAGTTGCAGACGGTAGGAGCGGGCGCGCGCTGCGCCTCGCGGATAAGACGGTTGATAACCGGTACGGCGTTCGCTTGAACTTCATCCATAGCGAGCCGCACCAGTTCATCGATTCGATCAGGCACCAACAGTTACGGTGATATCGCCCGTGATTTCCAGGTTGACCGTACCGGTTACGACCTGATCGACCTTTGCCGAGATAGGGAAGTCCTTCACAAATGCGCTAAATTCGAGCGTCGAGCCGTCCGAGAGCGTCGCGCGGAACTGGATGGACGTACCGGCCTTCTTCGCAGCCAGCAAGGCCGAGTGAGAGGGCTCTTTCAGGTTGATGTTGATTGCGAGGGAAACTTGGCCCCAGTCTTGAAGGCCGAGACGCTTCTCTTTTGCCTTGCTGTCGAGGTCGGTTACGTCGATGACGTTCGCCGCGCCGTTAAAGCCAGAGAGGTCCGTGAGGTTTTCGACTTTCGCCCAGGTAGGCGCACCGGTCGTTGCGGTGTTGTATTCGAGCTTAGTACCTTGGGCGGTGATTGCCGTCGATACGGTGTTTTCTGCCATTAGACCTCAGCGTTGTATGTGATGGAGAAGTCCAGAGACGAACCGTAGAGGAGCGTGTCGGATTCGAAATTGCTGACTGGGCCGCCGATCGGAACGGCCTTGATTTGCGGATTGACGAGTGCTTGCTTTATCTGCCGCATTAGCTGCGATGCTTCTTTGCGCGTCTTGGCCCACACGCTGATCTGTACGCGTGCGTTCTCGATATCGGGTAGCTCGTTGTCGAGGCCCGTAAAGTCCTGTCCGCCGACAGCTTGGTAGGTGATCCACGGGGCCGGGGTCTTTGCCGGAGCAACATCCGGGTAGACTTGACCGGAGGCGAGAGAGGCGAGCGCTTTGTAGACGATCGATTCAACCATCGTTAGCGTTCTCCGTGCATACGAGGTCCGTGTATTCGCGAGACGCGACGTTAGGCAGGACAGACGCGATGTTGAACACAACGCCCTGGGCCACTGCGCGGTCGCCGTTGGTCACGTCGTCCCGGTAGCGAATGCGGATACTTGCAGAGCCGATGCCAACATATGTACCGCCTGTAATGCGCTCCTTGCCGTTTAGCTGGAGGACTGCACCCCAGACGGACGCATACTCGGTCCAGTCGTCTATCTCTTGCCCCGTGTCTGGGTCTTTCGTTCGCGTGCGCCGCTGTAGGGACACTTTGTTGCGGAGGGTTCCCGCACGTACCCCTGTCACAACGCGGCGAGTGGGGCGGGATGGGATGTTCCTCACACTAGGGCCGGGTCGCGGTCACGCATGAGAAGCGATTGAACTGCGGGGCCGATGGGGTCGTTCGCGCCTTCCCGATCCTCGTAGAGAGAGGCGAGAACCAAAAGCACGGATGTCCGGATGTGTGCCGGGACGGTCGCTGCGGTGTATGTCGCTGCGGCCTCCGTCTTGAGGTATCCGACAACAATCGCACTGGCCGCCATGATGAGGTCGGCCAGCTCCGTGTCGCTGTCGGTATCCGTGATCCGTAGTTGTGCCTTGGCTTGAGCGAGGGTGATTAGGTCACTCATCTACGGTTGTCTGCTCCTCCTCTTGCGTTGGTTCTGTTTCAGGTTCCTCCTGTTCGCGTGCTTCATTCGGGGCGGGTGTATCGTCCGGAAGCTTCCGCGCAGCCAGCGCTGAGAGGGCATAGTTCTGCTGCTGCATGTACGGCGTATCACCACCCGGCATAGGCGGGAGTCCTTGTCGTGCGCGCGCCTCATTCGGTGCCATGATCCCGGCTCCAACAGATTGCGCGTTCGCGGACAACATTGCGGCTTCGTCCATCCGCATAAGGCCGGACGTATCGAACTTGAATCCGACCGTATCCGGAACTCCAAAGGCGTCGTCTAGAAGTAGCTCGATAGCCTCAAGGTAGGCTTGCAGACAATCCGAGTAGTACATTGCTTCGTAGATCGCCGAGCTATTCGCAGTACGCGAGCCAGTGTCCAGGCCGATCTTATGGCCGGGGACGTGAAAGCAACGCGCGACATCCTGTGCGGTCCATTGGAGGTGTTCGACGGTTTGTGCGTCGGAACCAGTCATCGTCATGGGGTTGTACACAAGACCGTCACCGGCGACGAGCGTACCGCCTGCACCCATGCCGCTGTACTCGTCCATCTGCTTCTTAAGCCGCCGGGCGGTCGGTTCAGAGATTGCGCCCGGAGCGGACAGCACACCAGACGGGCGTGCGGCGTTGGAGAAGAACGCGGCGGAGTTGTTCGTGATGCTGCTAGCGAGAACGGCCGAACCTGCACACGCGGCAATCGGCGTCATGCCTACGAGCGGATGCCACGACGTAATGCCCCGATCATGGATGATGTCTCGCGCCGGAACCACGAAGGTTTCGAGCGGCGTCACCATAAGCGGAGACATCGTTACTTGATAGAAGATCGAACCATCTGGAGCAACAAGTGGAACAACGTACTTGGGGTTGAGCACGTCCATTGAGACGATGCCGCCCATGCTGTTCCGATTGAGCAACACGTAGGTATTGCCGTGTGTCAGTTTGCTTGCGACCCAGGCTTTAACAAACTGCTGCCGCGTCTGGTAGTGATTCGGTTTGCGTAGTACGGTCGTGAAGCGCGGGGCGCTAGATTCGAGCCATACGCCGTCCGTCAACTTGACGTACTTGATACGCAACTTCGAAACGTCCGACGAGATGAGGTCTACACACGAGAACACGGCGGAGCTTGCAAGCATGCCGTCTCGCGTGCTTAATGCCTGGTTCTTTTGCCACGCCCCCGTAAAGGGCTCGCGGATGTACCCGTTAGACCCAGGCGCACCGATTGCAGATGCACCGACCGACGCGGCGGGACGCTTCTTGAACTTGAGCGCCTTAGTTACGTCCCAGCCGAATACCCTCATTCAGTGTCCTTGAACTTGGGGCGGCCGGGTTTGGGGGCTACCTTCACCCAGCCAAGCTCAATTAGAAAATCAGCTTCTGCCTTCCCCAGTGTGCGCCGCTCGCCTTCTTTGATAGGCGGATGCAGCGGTGCATCCCGGAGGGCTTGCACCGTGACGAATTGGGCCATAGGCCTCCGAGTTGGTAAGCGTTGAACGGAAAGCCCCGCAGAAGGCGGGGCAAGAGGGATTACGGCGTGACGGTCGTGCCGTAGTTAGAGCCTGTGATGACGTTCGCCGCGAGATTGCGGCGTTTCTGCCAGTTGATGAATTGGCCGATGCGGACAGCAACCATGTTGTTCTGGAACATCGAGACCGGTGCGGAGGTCGCGCTTGCCGGGTCGCTGTCCATGATGATCGACGCCTCACGCGTAATGTCGATCTGCGGGCCTGCATCTTCCGAGAGGTACACCTCGTCCGGAATCAGGAACACGATTTGATCGCCGGGGCAGTTGTTCGACGTGATGACCGGGTAGTTTTCCAGCGTACCGCCGTCCTTGCTGATGTCCGGGAAGTATTTCGCGCCCAGGGCGTTACGCATCGCGCCGATCGCTTGCGCGCGCGCCGGCGACATGACGAGGAGTGCGCGCGACAGGTCGAGGTTCGCCGCGATTGCCGGAGCGGTAAGGGTCTGGATGTCCGCGATAAGGTGCAGCGCCTCGTTGCCGCTCGCCTTCACACCGGTTACGCCGTTGAGCATACCGGCCGGCGACACGTTTGCGACGGCTGCGCCGTTGCCGATGAACGTGCGGTCCAGACCTTGCGCCGTAGCCTTAAGCAAGTCCGCCTGCACCAGTGCCTCTGCGGCCGGATTCGAAAAGCGGATAAGTTCATCGGAGAATGCAGCAATCGCGTAGACCTTCGCCCACGTCAGGAAAATAGCGTTGAACTTTGCCGACGTAACCGGGACCGGCTTCGCCTCACCGACCCAGCCGACCGTCGTCCCGCCGTTCTGACCGGCAATACGCACGTTAAACGGCACCTTCCGGAGATTCAGGCGGCCGAGGATTGTTTGCGGATACAGGAGTTCGATGAAGTCGCCCGCGTAGGTTTCTGGATAAATCAGGTTGCCCGCCCATTCTGCTACCTGCGTCGAACCTGCCGAGACGGCCGCCTTGACGATACCGTTCACTACTGCGTCATCCTTGTAGTGTTCCTCAGCCAGCATCTTGGCAACTGCGAGGTTGCCATTCGACTTCGCCAGGACCATCGCGGTACGTGTGAATGCGGAACCCTTCGGCGCGTTGGTCGTGACCGACACGGCCGACTTGTCCGTAACTTTGATGTCGGTCTCTTGACGCGGGACGGCGACCGCCTGCGACGCGAGCGACTTCTCAACGGTTTGGAGGCGTGCAAGCTCCTTTGCACCCTTGTCGAGTTCTTCGCTAAAGTCGTTGTACTGCTTTACTTCGTCGTCGGTCAGCGAACGATCCTCCTCAACCGACTTTGCGACAAGGCCGTTACGTGCTGCCTCCGCTTGTTGGAGGCGTGCTTGGAGTTGCTTGATCTTTTCTGCAATGGTCATGCGTAAGGAATCCTTATTGAAATGAACGAAAGGAGAGGTCGATTGCGACCGAACGAGGGGTTTTCACGACAGGCGCTGCGGGCGTCTCGCCTGCGGGTTCGCCCTGGGTAGTTCCTTCCGCTGACGTTGCAGGGTCGGACATGGAGAGGCTTTTGAAGGCCGTGATAACGGCGTCGGGGTTTGCCGGAATGGCGACTAGGGAGAGTTCGTGTACTGACGCCTTGGTATAGCGGATACCTTTCCCAACGCCGGACGGTTCATACTCCTGTGGCTGGAAGCCGATGGAGACGCCTTTGATAAGGCCGCTCTTGACGCTATGCCATGCCTCGTCCGTGCGGTCTTTCACGATGCCCGGTTCGTCTACCTTGGCAATCGTTGCTTTGAACGGGAGGCCATTTGCTGACGGCGTACCGAATTGAACGGTGCCTACGGGCTGGGAGTGGTCGTGATTGAGGAGAAGCGGGGCGTCTGCTGCGAACGTAAGGCCCAGAGGCTCTACGATGTCTTTTACCCGGTCGAGTGCGGGCGTTGATGCGATCCCTTCGATTTCGCGTGCGTCCTCGCGGAGCGCTTTGATGGTGATCGCGGAAAATGCTTTGGTGGTTATCGAACCCTCACAAAACGAAGAATTGATAGGTGCGCTCGGGCTCAACGTCACTTGCTGCGAGGACCGTTGCTCCGAATGCCATACCCATAGCGACAAGACCGTCGATACGACCGGTAGCTTTTTGCTTGTCTAGCTTCCGGTTTCCGGACGGGTCTCTGTTGACGATGGCGTTAGCTGCGCACATCGTGAGAACCGGCGTTAGGCCATGTGCAATGCGCCCGTTGACGAGTTCCACCTCCAGCGCATCAAGCGCCGGGGAGAAGTCCTTGAAGCCCTGACCGTGCGGAACCAGGGGTAGCTTTCCGCCGTCCTTCGCGGGTGTGTCAGCGTCGATGCCGATATCGGAGAACTCCTTTTTGAGGAGATCGATACGCCATCGGTCGTAAGCGATGGAATGTAGGTTCAAGCCCTCGCAGATATCCGCGATGTCACGGGCGACGTACTCGTAATCGACAGAGCGGCCGGGGGTTAAGCGGATGAACCCTTGTTCGGCCCAGAGGTCATACGGTGCACGGTCGCGCTTGGCTCGGTCGCGGATGCCCTCCGCCGGCATCCAGAAGTACGGGTGCGCCTGCCATACACTCTCCATGCGTCCGATGAGGACGAGGGAGGTAAGGTCAGTGCGGGACGAGAGGTCCAGGCCGCCGAATACCTGCGTGTCGGGTTCGAACTCCAAAGGCTTCGCGCCGCAGGACTTCCACACATCGCGCGAGATAAACGGTGCGACCGTGGACACGCGCTGATTGAGAATCAGATTGCGGAACGTGTTTTCCACGGAGGGCATGCGGACAGCCTGCTTTGCTTGCTCCTCTACGTCCTTCTCGGACCGGAACACGCCGAGCGCTGGATTCGCCGCCGCCCATGCAGAGCGGTCCATTAGCTCCGCGTCCTGCGGGGCCGCATAGAGACGACAGACGATGTGCGGGTCGTTGCTCTTGAGAGCGTCATCGATCCAGACCGAGAGCAAGTCCGCGTCGTTCGCTGCTTGCGTGCTGATCGCGACTAGGAGCGGTTCCGCGTGTGCGCCTTGGGAGGTAGTTACCGCGTCGATGAAGTCGTCTTGAGGGCCGCGTATCTGTCCAATCTCGTCCAGGATGGCGAGGACTGGGGATAGCCCGTGCGTCGTCTTGGCTTCTGCGGACAGCGCCTTGTATTCGACGTTGAGCGGCAGGCCGACGAGCTTCTTAGCCGATGGGTTGATGCGAACGAGCGGAGCAATCTCGGGCGATAGCTGGACCATCTTGGCCGCGAGATTAAACACCAGGGCGGCTTGGTCGCGGGACATCGCCCCGGAGACAATCTGGCTGTTGAGCTTCGCCTCGGGCCCAATCAGGTGGGCGAGGAGGATGCATGCGATAACCGCGCTCTTGCCGTTCTTACGGGCAATGCTGAGGTAGGCGCGGCGCGTGCCGTGCGGGTTATCGTAGATCGAGAGAATGAACTCTCGTTGGAACTCCTCGAAGCGGATCGGCTGGCCGACGAGAGCGCCCTCCGGGACACGGAGGTAACGCTCACAGAACGCAATTACGCGCTCGCCGCGAGTCTGGGGGATTGTCTGCTTGAGTGGGCCGGGGCTTACTGGATCGCGAGTCCTCAATGCGTCAGACCGGGGATTAGCCCGTCGTCTGCTTGGGATGCGTTGTGGATGGCTCCGCGTGCTGCTTGCTCTGCGCCGAGCTTCTTACCGGCGTCTTGGCTGCGGCCTACGGTTGCCTCTGCGTGAACGTGCAGGGCGCGGGATAGAGCGACTGCGCGACGGGTCAGGGTCTCAAGCAGATTGTGCTTGGGATTCACGACCGGCGTTCCGCGTGCGTTCACCATAACGTCCCCCTCGTCCTCAAGTTCGAGACTGAGGCGGGAGATATCGGCCTGGGTTCGGGCCAGATTTGCCGCAAGAGCTAAGTCCGCGTTGTTCCACGTCGTAGCCGCTCGGGCCTGCACGATTGCATCCCAGTAGGGCCAATCGGCGTCACGCAATTTGATGTGGTCCGGCGGCTTCATTGGGCCGGATGCAGCGGCCTGGGTAGTAGCTACGGCGGTCGTAGTGCTATCGGAGCGGGTGCGTATCGGAAGTCTCCTTATATTGGGCTACGCGTGTACGCGTGCGCGCACAACGGAGTAATCCCGCCCGCACCCGGATATCTGGCGCAATGCTCGCATCTCTGCTGAGAATACGGACGGGATTAGAGCGAATCCGCGTTATCGGCGGAAATTTTTGCAGTTAGCGATATTTCGCGACTGACCAGCCGGTGTCGCCTTGCCGGGGAATCGCATTTTTGCCTACCCCCACCTGCAAATGAGAATAATTCGCATCTACGGGGAGAATCGCGGTAAGACGCAGAATTGCGGAACAGGGCAGGTTATACGGATGGGAATAGGACTAGAGGACACTGCACGCTACGCATGCATCTTATGAGAACTACAATCTTCGATTGAGAAATGCTGAGTGGCTACACTGTAGATATCACTGAGTAATTCACTGTAGCTACACTGGATATCTAGCTATTCCAATGATGAGAGCTATCCATAGGTAGACCATCTACAGAGCTACCAGACTTAAGGATATATCCTCTATCAGTAGCTGTTTTCTTCTTATGACAGTCTATGCAGAGCAATTGCATATTTTCATCATCATTGGTTCCACCATCTTCTAAAGAGATGATGTGATCTACTTCGCCAATGCGTACAGCTATTCTGCATTTCTGGCAAATATATTTATCTCTAAGCCTAATGCGCTGACGTTGCTTAACGCCTGCTTCTCCTCTTAGGCGAGAATATTTATTAATCTTCTGGATAGCTCAATCTCCTCGCTCGCTTCGCTCGCTCGGATAGAACTACCGTGCGTATTATATGGATTAACAGGGTTCGCCTTGCACGTACCTGGGGCATCATCCGGCATGCCTACCGATCGGGTGAGGGTCGTCCTCTCCTATGCTCTCGACAATTTTATATTGTGAAATCTCGCCGGTAACACATTGATTTAACGGGTGTCGAGGTGAGCCCGCTTGTCGATCAAGGTACGTAGACGCGCATCCGCTTCCGTCACGGCTAACTCGTTCTCGGTTGTTGGATTCTTCTTATACGCATCTTTTGCAGCGACCCATTTACGCTTCGCGCTTTCTACGTCGATGTTAAGAAGATCGCGGGCTAGTTTGTCATCTGCACGGCGCTTATCCAATTCATATTGTTTTTGAGAGCAGTACGACGCCATGCCTGGAGGGCACTCGGGACGATCTCCCAATACTGCACGGGTTATCTCGTCAGGATTTCCGGATTTAATCGCTGCCGCGATGGCGGATTGATTATCTGCGGCACTTTGTGCGGTAGCCGTTTGGGCGGTTGCTGCAACAGCTACGGCGACGGAGAAGGCAACGCTAAGGCGCATGTAGTGGAACCCCATAGTAAAGCAGCTTACGTTACATGCGCCTTACAGGCCTGTCAAATCTGCCGCCCGAACCACACAACCTTGCCTATGACCTCGAAATCGGTCTGGTTGTCCTCCGCAAGGTCTACGGTGTAGGACTCGTATGTAGTGTTGACGCTAACGATGCGTAGTTTCTTGCCGGTTAGAACTTGTGTCTGTTTCACAAGCACCTGACCGTCGATCCGGATAACGTACACGCCGTCTTGCGGGCTGTTTACGGCGTGGTTAACCAAGATGTTGTCGCCGTCCTGTAGCAAAGGCGCCATCGAATCACCGTGAACTCGAACTACTGACAAGTCATCCTTCTTAGCGTGAAGGTAGTTTTCGACCCAGTGCCGACGAAACGCCATACAGTACTGGGCCTGTTCGCCGTTGTCATGCCAGTTTCCCGCCCCAGTGGACGCTCTCACGTCGTACCTTGGAATGAGGACAAACTCATCGGTTAGGTGGTCAGGAGTGTCCTGCGCGGGCGTAGTGGTTGAATCGACATCTTGAGCGACTGGGTTTAGCACGTCCTCACCTAGTAGCCAGTCGATAGGCCGACCTGTTGCCTTGCGAAAACGTCGTAGTGTCTCCAGTCCGGGAACGCGGTTCTGACTAATCATGTTGTAAAGCGACTGGCGGCTAAAGCCGTTAGATTCGCCCCAAGCATAGAGGGTAGGTAGTGTGTCAGTTCCGGATGCCGCATACAGCCTGGATAAGAACAGCGTAAAGGACGTTTGGACATCGCTAGTTTCAGCGCCGCGCTCTGCGAGAGGAGACCCGGGCGGGTGCACGGTCACAGCCTTGCCGTCTGGAAAGTAGACCTCGATGCCTCCGTTATCCAGAACAGTGAATCGCGGGAATTTCTCACCTACTTGAGTGAGTATGCGTTCGCCACGGTTCTTCCAAGTGACCATGCAGCGCTGACGGTCAGGAATGTACGTAACCGCTACGTTTGCATAAGTTACTCGCTCGCGGCCGTCCTCAAATATCTCCTTGAGAGAGCCGTCAAGTCGCGTTAGCGATCTAATTATCTTGGTAGGAGAATCACTAGGAGATGTAGGGCCGTCTGGGCGATCAGAGGAAGTTGCCATCGCAAGGGTGCCGCAAGTAATTGATTGGTAAGAATTATAGCAAAAAGCTAACAATTCCGAAAACTCAATCGGAAAAATGTTCTGGCGTCTACCGTCATTGGTAGGCACAATCTCATCAACACGTTAGCTTTGCGTGGTGCAGATGAGTTGATTCTAACAGACTCGGCAGTAAGTTAACAGTGTTAGTTAACAATGGTTTACCGTACAAAGCATAGCGCCTTTGTTCGGCGGTAGGGCTCTTTAACAACATGTTGAGTGCGCATCCTCTTGGGAGGGGCGCATCGGTCCTCACCGGATCGTGAGATGGTGACTACATCCCTTGGTAGAAGTATTGCCTTGGCGGCTCTGTAGATTGCAGCCATCGTAGGGCTAACTCAGGCGTGAGCTGATCGGGTTATCCGGTCTGCTTACTCCTGGGAGGCGATGCAGTGAAGAACGTAGCGAGTAAGACGCCGGTAGTCAGCGTGAAGTCTACGCGGTCGTGCTATCGAAGAAACATTGGCGGCCATGTTGTAACGGTGGTTCGCAGTAGTACCGTACACGAAACTTCCCAGCCTCTCCGGGATACGGTTTCGAGGGTAGTCGAAATAGAGCGCGCCTTGGCCCGCGCTCGGGCGCTAGGGTTGCAACCCTGGTACTCGAAGCATACGCGGCAATGGTATGTAGGACAGGTACTGCTGTCGCGTTGGCTTGCAAAGCAGAGCGACTAAGGTAACCGAAGGTATCAGCCTACCAACGATCTCGCACATCGTTGGTGGGCTTTGTTTTCCATCTATAAATTCAGGACTCCTATTATGCAACACAACAAGAAAGAACTCAACATCGACCGCACGCACACCGTCGGCCGCTTCCTCAACGAGAACCCGGAAGCTAAGAAAGTCGTCGTCGGCAATCGTCGCAACGCACTGCGCGCTTTCTTCCACATCGGCCCGGATAACCGTATGCCCTTTAACGGCGGTGTTCGTCGCGGCTCGACGCTGGGTCGCGGTGCAGGCTTCGACATCTCTTGCAAGGCGCGTGCTGCATGAACCAACGCGCTGTACTTAAGGAAGCACACGTAGCAGGCGCTGCGGTCTCGTACCACGAAGCATCGGAAACGATCCAGATTGACGGGCATCGTTGGGACCGCTGGGCCGCGCTGAGAAACGGCCGCGAACCTCAACCGTTTATCTCGTATCGCACTCGGTCACTGCGCGGCAACGTCGCGGGGCGCATTCAGGCGGGTTACACCGTAGTTCACGCGGGGCATTGATGCAGGACGAGGCTGACGCAATCCGGGCGTTTGCTCGTGAGTGGAACAGGCGCGAGCTTGCTAAGGCGCGGCTTTAAGTATTGCTGAATAGGTTAGGACTACATTTAGAATGGATGTTGGCATGAACAAGAAATTCAAGGTTGGTCAGAAAGTGAAGTGCATCAACAACGGAAACATTTCGGCGCACGCGTCGGACCTGGTTGTTGGTCACGTCTACACCGTCGAGGGCTTGAGGATCGATGGTGATGTTTACCTCAAGGAAGTAAAGCATCCGGTCACGGGTTGGTGGCTTGCGAGCCGATTCGAAGTCGCGGAGGTGCATCCGTTCGCGGCTGGCGATCTCGTTACGCCGAACGACCGCGAACGCGACAAGGCTTTCACTCAAGGGAAGCCGTACAAGGTGAGGCGATACACGCCACGGGAATTTGGTCACTGCGCAGTGATCCACTTCGAGTCCGACGACGGCGGCAACACGGGGCGATTCCGTCCGGCGGATTTCTACGTTCCCTACGTGGCGCGGCCGCAGCCCGAACCCACGACCGAATTCCGCATCCGCAAGCACGGGACCGCACTCCGTGAAGTCCGGGGCATTCCGTTCGCAACGCAGGAGGAAGCGGAGCAAGCAGTCTCGCGGTACACGCCGGGTAGCGTCTACGAGATTGTCGAAGTCAAGGTTGTTCGTACCGTGAAGGTGGAGCAGGAAGTACGTGTGATCGACTACAAGGAGGCTGCATGATATTCAAGAATGGCGATAAGGTCCGCAGTTTGACGGATGGTGGTTGGGGTGCTGGGAAACTGCGCGGCCCGAAAGTAGGTGGGGTCTACACGATTGAAAAAGTGCAAGGAACCTACGTCCAATTGCGCGAGTTCATGAAATCTGACCCCGGTCATTGGCGATACGTGGGTAGTTACGCGCCTGTCGAGGATGCGGAAGCAGAATTCGACCTCCTGTCCGCCATGACCGGGAAGCCGCTCAAGTTCCGCTCCGGATGTGACGTGAAGTTTATCGCGTATTCGCCAGAAGCAAAGCCGCATTGCCAACTGGTCCTGTTGAACCCGGCCACGGGCAACATCGTGACTCGGTACGCGAACGGCAAAGCGAGCGACGAGCCGCACAACGATCCCGGCGACATCCTCGTAATGGAGGCTGCGTGAAGTCAGTCGAAATTGACGGCGTGGAGTACGTGGCCGTGCCGGAGACGAGCGGGTGCGATGGCTGCGCGGGAGACGCGCAGTTTGTCACGGTGTGTTCGAATCTTCCTACGGGATGCTCGGAGGAGCGAATAATCTGGGTCCGCAAGGATTGAAACTCGCTTTCTACGTCGTGTGTCTCGTGGCGTTTCTCGGCGGAGCGATTACCGGATGTGCGTATGACCTGAGCCGTAATTGGTCGGCGTGCATCGTGACGACGCCACACAAATCCACTTGTCACTAACCTCTAACTAATAAGGACTACATGGCAAAGACAATCGCGGAACGAATCGCGGATTACCGAGCGAAAGCCGCAGAATACACGGCGAAAGCCGATGCACTGGAAGCGCAAGAGAAGGCCGCCGCCGCGCTGGATTCGCTCAAGCAGGGCGACACGATCCGCTTCAACTACGGTCGCGGCGAGACGCGTGGCGAGTTCGCCGGCGAAGTGCGCGCAGTGTTCGACACGGACAAGGGCAAGGGCATCAAGGTAATCAAGGGCAGCGGCGCAGACGAGGAAATCGTAACAATCCGCCCGGGCGACATCGTTGCTATCAGTGAGGAAGTACGGGAGGCCGTCGCGTCTGAAGCGGAGGCGAAGCAGGGTAACGGCGAACTCGCGCCGGTCGATCCGCTAGCAGGCATCGAATGAACGTCCGGGTGCACAAGCGCGACTTCACGTCGGAGGACTTCGAGGACGTGGGTAGGGTTGCGGAAAGCTGGGGCGGAGATGAACTGGTCCTTTGCGACAGCAACCAGGACGAGCTTGCCCGCATTGATACCCGCGAAATCACGTTCGTAGAAATTCGAGTCTAAGGAGACCATATGCACAAACTTACGGCCGCCCTCCTGGCAGGCTTCGCAGCAGTCAAAGGACTTAGCGTCCGAATCACAGCGCGTGTTCACGCATTCCTGATCGCATTGCACGTTGCGAATCTCCGAAAGCTGATTGAGCGCGCGGACAAGCGTGTACGCCAATACGATGACCTCATCAGCTATCACAAAGCAGCAGGCATCGAGGCGGAGGCGCGAGCAGACGAAGCGGCGCGGTCTGCGGACGCAGTGAAGCGAACCGCACTTATCGAGGCAATTTCGCACGGAGCGGCGCTTTGAAGCTGTTGCCGTGCATTTTCCTCATTCTCCTCGCGTTGAAGCTGGCGGGGATTGGTGTTGTCGCAACGTGGTCCTGGTGGCTCGTAACGATGCCGCTCTGGATCGGTCTCGCCGTCGCGGCCGGACTGTTCGTGTTCGCTGCGGTGTTGGGCGGCTCGCTGTCGGCACTGGCCGCGTTCCTTCCGCGTAAGCGGCGGCGCTAAGTAGGAGGTGCGTGCTGGAATCGAAAGAATGGTTGCAGCACGCCCAAGCCCTCCCAGAGGGCGGCAGTAGAAAAATCCCGCACGATTGCGGCCCCGGCGATTGCCTGCACATCAACCATAAGCGGGATGGCTGGGCCGCCTACTGCCATAGGTGTGCATACAAGGGCTGGGTTCCACGTCCGGCTGAAAGTCTCACGGAAAGGCTTGCCCGTCTGCGTCGAATACAGGCCGCTGAGGAGGCCGTAGCCGTTAGCCCTACCTTGCCCCTTCCCGCAGAAAAGAATCCGTCAGCGTGGCCGCCGGATGCCCGCGTGTGGCTCTACAAAGCGGGTATCTCGAATCGGGAAATAGAGGCGCTGGGGTTCTACTGGAATCCACGTATGCAGCGCGTTGTTTTGCCTGTGCCTGACGAGCTGGGCGATGTCGTGTACTGGCAGGCCCGAACGCTCGATAAGTCGAATCCCCGGAAGTACCTGAACCCTCACGTAGATAAACGGCGACTTGTTGCGCGGTACGGCGACGGACCGCTGATCGTGCTTACCGAGGACTTGCTATCGGCATACAAGGTCGCGACTCGCGGAGGCGTAGCGGGATGGTGTCTGCTGGGGACAAAGATATCCGACTGGATCGCGGCGGAGTTGATCCGTTCGGGTAAGCCGGTGGTCGTGTGGCTTGATCCAGATCGAGCGGGGCAGACGAACGCAGCAAAGATTATCAAGCAGCTACGGGCATACGGCATTGCCGCGCGCAACGTAGTTTCGAGCAAAGACCCCAAGCTGTTACAGCGTGCGGAAATTGCTCAAATTCTCAACCTGACAAAGGAAGCCGTAGTATGAAGAAAATTGCACTCGTCGCGATGGTCGCTATCTCCGCAGCAGCGCTGACCGGCTGCGATATGTACCCTCCGTACCGCGTGTACTCTCAGAAGATGGAGGGCGAGGCGGAACTCGCCAAAGCCGACTACAGCAAGCAGGTTCTGGTGCGAGAGGCGGAGGCGAAGAAGCAGGCCGCCCAAGCCTACGCAGACGCAGAGGTAACGCGTGCGCGAGGTGTCGCGAAGGCGAATCAGATCATTGGCGACTCGCTCAAGAGCAACGAGGCGTATCTCCGGTATCTGTGGATTAATAACCTCGCGAGCGCGGAAGGTAAGGGGCAAGTGATCTACGTCCCGACAGAGGCGAATCTCCCGATCCTTGAAGCTGGACGGAAGCCGCAGTAACCGGTAGACGCCTGATTGTCGATTGAGGTAACACTCCTCCAGCTTCTCAAGTACCGCGAACGTTACGAGAGGCTGGCGAAAGCAGTACCAACAGCAGCACTAGAAGCAAAGTCTGTCGTCATCCTTGGCGATTACGGGAAGTTCTTCACGGAGTTCCCCGACCAGCAGCGCATCGAGCTTGAACCGTTCATGCTGTGGTTTGGGACGTTCGCGCACCCGACGCTTACGCCGGAGCAGCTAGGGCTATACCGCGCGCTACTGGGGCGAGTCCTCAACGAGGATTGCGACCCGTCGCTGGAAGCCGGAATCATGGAGCGCCTAGTAGCGGCAGAGACCGCGAACCGCGTTACGTCGCTGATTGAGAAGTACAACAACGGCGATGAGATCGACCTCTACGTATCCCTCCGGGACGAGATTGAGCGGTTCGAGCAGAACACGAATCGCAAGGTGCGCGTTCCGTGGATCAACGAGGACATTGATTCGATCCTGCTGGACGATAAGGACGACCGGGGATTGCATTGGCGGCTTGAATGCCTGAACACGGTAATGCGTCCGCTTCGCGGCGGTGACTTCATCGTATTCGCGGGGCGTCCAGATAAGGGCAAGACAACGGGCATTTCGTCCGAGATTACGTACATGGCGAATCAGTTTGACGCCTACTACGGCCCGAACAACGGTCGCTACGTCCTCTGGATGAACAACGAAGGCCCAGGGCGGCGCATCGTCCAACGCACCTACCAGAGCGCGCTCAACGCAACGATGGCGGAGCTTATCCGCATGTCGAATAACGGGACGCTCAAGGGCAAGTACGCGGACGCTGTTGGCGGTGTCGATCGTATCCGCATCATGGACGTTCACGACTTTTGGAACTACGAGGTCGAGGACATCATGCGTCGTTGTCCGCCGGGACTCGTCGTAATGGACATGGTGGACAACATCAAGTTCGGCGGGCAGGCGTTGAACGGCGGGCAGCGCACTGACCAATTGCTAGAGGCTCAGTATCAGTGGGCGCGCCTTATGGCGGTGAAGTACGACACGCCGATTATCGCCACGTCGCAAATCTCGGCGGACGGAGACGGGATGCAGTTCCCCACGCTACCCATGCTCAAGGACAGCAAGACCGGGAAGCAGGGAGCAGCGGACGCAATCATCACCTTGGGCGCGTCGAACGATCCTTTCTACGCCTCGTCACGCTGGATCGGCATGACGAAAAACAAACTGCGCCGTCAAGGTGCGCCCCAATCACCCCAAGCAGAAGTCATGTTCGACGGCGAACGTGGCCGACTGCTTATGCCAGTGGAGACTGCATGAGGGAAGTCAAGATTTGCGCAACGATCCAGTACGACGACAAGCACATTCAAACGGGAACCGACGATTTTATCCGTGAAGGTCTGGACGAAATTGCGGACGGTCTTATGGGCGAAGTGATCGACCTGGAGATTAAGTGAGGTACGGCGTCATCCGCACGCAAATCAAGGAAGGCGCGGACGTTCGCACGCAACCACTGCACATCCTTTCTCGCGGAACGTTAGTTCGGGTTCTCCGGCCTGTCGCCTGTCCAGTGGGTATCGAGGTCGAGACCATGTACCCGGTGTTCGGTAGCTGGTACGAGAAATACCGCCTCTGGACGCAAATCGTTGACCGGGACGACTTCTACGAGCTTCCCCAATGGCTCGGCCCATTGCTGGAGTGGTTTGCGCCGAAGTTCCAGCGCACCCGCGAATGGCTCGGTTGGGCGTAGCTGAACTAATCGGCTGCATTTGCCTAGTGATTCAAGTGCCTTGGATGGTGGGCGGCACTGGATTCCTTGTCTGGGAAATGATTCAACAACTTACGGAGAAGAATGACACGACCACTCTACGACGCCGTGTACGTCGTCGTGAACGAACGCGGTGAGCCTGCATGTGTGGGCGACAAAGGTGCGCCGATCTACTCGCGGAAGTATGACGCTGTGCGGAAATGCCCGCGCGGCGGGAGGGTGTTGCGGTTCTGGCTTGAAAGCCCGGATGTCGTACACGAAGGCTCGCAGCGTTGAGCGGGATTCCGCAGGGGTTCAAGCCGAATCTGGCTGCGACCCTGACGAAACCGGAGCTTATCAAGTTCCCGGTATGGGCCTCGCCCAAGATTGACGGTATCCGTTGTGTGTTCTTCGGCGGTGTGGCATATAGCCGCTCGCTCAAGCCGATCCCGAATCCGGTAGTGCAGGAGTTCGCCGCCGCATATGCGCGCCTTCTGGAAGGTCTTGACGGCGAGCTTACGGTTGGTTCCCCGACTGATGCCAACTGCATGCAGAACAGCATGGCGGTGATGTCGAAGTCGGCCGAGCCGGATTTTACGTTCCATGTGTTTGACTGGTTCCCGCTACGGATTCCAACCCGTTCCGATGAGATGGGCTACGACCGCCGTAGCGAGATTGTAGAGCGGCGCATTGCTGACTTCTACGACCGGTACCCGGAAGAGGACATTAAAGCCGTCCCGCAACACCTCTGCGTATGCGCTGAGGACTTGGATACGCTGGAGGCGCGTTTCCTCGCAGACGGTTACGAAGGGATGATGATTCGCGCGCATGGAGGTACGTACAAGTGCGGCCGCAGCACGGAGCGCGAGGGCGGTCTCGTCAAGGTGAAGCGGTTCGTAGACGGCGAGGCAGTAATCGTTGGCTTCGAGGAGGAAATGCACAATGCGAACGAGGCAAAGCGGGACGCGACAGGCCGAACGGAGCGCAGCACCTCAAAGGCTGGTCTGCACGGTAAGGGAACGCTTGGTGCGCTCGTCGTGAAGAACGAAAAGGGCATCGTATTCAACATCGGTACGGGCTTCACGGCTGCACAACGCGCGGACTACTGGGCCAATCATCCCAGTCTGTTCGGGAAGATCGTCAAGTTCAAGCACTTCGACCATGGAACGGTGGACGCGCCGCGTCATCCCGTTTTCATTGGCTTCCGCCATCCGGAGGATATGTAATGGCACGTTTCTATAACGGGCACACGCTCGTAGAGCTTGAGGAGATTTGCCAGCACTGCGAGCGCGAGCAAACAGAAGGTCTAGATAGCCTCTACGGCGACGAGTCGGAAAGCCCGCGTATCGTGCTTGCGCTGATCGCACGCGTTCGAGAGCTAGGCGGTACAGACTAATGTCGCATATACCAAAGCTGTCTCCTTATGTCCCGCCACCGCGTGCGCTTAAGGTTCCAGAGTGTGAGGCGCGCGAGTTGCGCGAGCGCACCGTTATGCACTTCATCATTCAGGGCTGTTCTGCCTCGTATGCGATAGCGGAAGCGGTACGCGTGTGTAAGTTTATCGAGGAGGGTAAGTAATGGGCGTCATTTGGCTTTGCGTGTTCGTCATGCTGATTGTCATCCTCAGTACTTGATGACGCCAGCAATACTCACGGCGAGCGGGCGCTACTTCGACTTTCTGTCGCCTGATCCGGAAAGCATCGTAATCGAGGACATCGCTACCGCACTGTCGCGCATCTGTCGATTCACGGGGCATACCAAGCAGTTCTACAGCGTCGCACAGCATAGCGTCCTGGTGTCGTTTCTTGTGCCCCCGGAGTACGCCTTGCAAGGTCTCTTGCACGATGCGTCGGAGGCATACCTAGGCGATGTGTCCAGCCCGCTTAAGCAACTTCTCCCCGACTACAAGGCGATCGAGCATCGCGTAGAGCGCGCGATCTTGGAGCGATTCGGGCTTCCGTTCCCGCTGCATCCGTCGATCAAGGCGGCGGACGTGCGAGCACTCGTCACTGAGCGCCGCGTCTACATGCCTGAGCCCATCGAGTCCTGCCGCGTAACAGATGCTATCGCGTGGTCGTGGACGGACGGCGTAGACGCGTTGACGTGTAGCGAGGCGACGCTACCAGCGTTCAATTCGGGCGTGGCGCGGGCGATGTTCCTGGATCGGTACAAGGCTTTGACCAAGGAGGGCTGACATAACGTATTGCGTCTGGGACGTGGAGACCACGATTAAAGCCTACATGAAGCGTAAGGCGTCTCCATTCCTCCCTGAAAATTTCGTTGTGGTCTCCGGCTGGAAGCGCAAGGGCGGGGAGGTCATGGCGGATTACTTCGGACGTGGCCCGCGCCCGTTCGATTGGTTCACGAAACTCCTCAAAGATACGACGCTGCTTGTCGGCGTGAACATCAAGTTCGACTTGCTGCATGCACTGCGCGAGCCGCAAAACCTTGATGCCTGGATGGAGTTCGTAGCGCGAGGCGGGAACGTGTGGGACTGCCAGCTTGCGGAATACCTGTTGCGAGGTATGGAGCCGACATCGCACATGCTGTCTATGGACGAAATGGTCGTGTCCTACGGCGGCAACGTGAAGATTGATGAGGTCAAGGCGCTGTGGGAGGCTGGTGTAGATACGCCGGACATCGACAAGGATTTGATCCTTCGATACCTCTGCGGCGATGAGTCGGGCCTTGGCGACATCGGCAACACGGAAAAGATTTTCCTGGGCCAGCTTGTGAAGGCTCGCAAGTCAGGACAGGTTAAGTCGATCCTTCTCAACATGGGGAGCCTGTTGTGTACCGTCGAGATGGAACGCAACGGGATGTACGTAGACAAGGCGCTTGGTCTGCGTCTCGCTGCGGAGCTTGAGGAGCGTTTGACAGCGATTACGGCGGAGCTTCGTGCGTACCTGCCGGATGACTGTCCGTTCGAGTTCAACTGGTCGAACCGCTATCACCTGTCACCGCTGATCTTCGGCGGCACGGTGAAGTATCAGAAGCGAACGGAAACGCTAGACGATGCAGGCAACCTCCAGTACTTCCAGAAGGACGTGGAGTACCTGTATCTCAAGCATAAGTCGCGCGTTGTAGACGGGAAGGCCGAGCCGGAAATGATGCCCGTTTCCGAGTGGCACAAGCTGGACCATCCGCCCGAACCAATCCGCTTTCTAAGCGGTAAGAACGCCGGGGAAATCAAGACCAAGAAGGTCAAGGTTCCGGACCTGGAGCGCGGGCCTAAGACGGCTATCCGGGACTTCTACTACAAGTTCCCAGGTTACACGACGCCGGACGAGATTTGGGCCAGCAGCACGCCGGGGCTGTACAGCGTGTCGAGCGACGTTATCGAAGCACTGGGGAACCGAGATATTCCTTTCCTCAAGACGCTGGCGAACGTCGCGAAGCTGGGGAAAGACCTTGGTACGTACTACATAACCACGGACGAAAAGACCGGGCAGCAAAAGGGCATGCTCACGCTGGTTGGTGACGACGGGATCATCCACCAGAAAATCAATCATACGTCCACGGTTACAGCGCGGTTTTCAGAGCAAGACCCGAACCTACAAAACGTATCCGGTGCGGGCAAGTCGCAGGTTAAGAGCGTGTTCGTATCCCGCTGGCTTGCCGATGGTCAGGTTGTGCAATCTGACTTTACGTCGCTGGAAATCTTTATCCAAGCGATCCTCACGGGCTGCAAACAGCTTATCGATGACCTGCGTGCAGGCCTGGACATGCACTGCGTTCGCGTGTCGCAGAAGGAGGGCATCACGTATGAGGATGCCGTACTCAAGTGCAAGGGTGATCCATCGCGAGGCATCGCACCGTTACCGGACTGGGAGAAGAAACGGAAGGGCGCGAAGGAATTCAGTTTTCAGCGTGCATACGGTGCGGGGGCGGCAGGTATCGCGGCGTCTACTGGGATGCTTCTGGAGGATGTGCAGGCGCTTATCAAGGCGGAGGAAGTGCGTTACCCGGAGTTGTCAGCGTACAACGTAGCTAAGACAGAGCGCATCAAAAAGTCACGCCGTCCGACCAACAACATTCAGCCGCATCCGGAAGTTAAGGGTTTGATGTGTCAGCTTGGTAAGGGCTACAGCGTCACGCCGGACAACAAGGTTTACAGCTACCGCGAGTCGCCAGCCCCTGCATGGCTCGTCCGGCAAGGCGGTATGCCGCAGTCATTCAGCCCGACGGAGATTGCGAACTATGAGGTTCAAGGCACGGGTGGCGAATGGGCCAAGGCTGCAATGTGGCTCGCAATTCGCGCGTTCTATGCCCGGAAGAACTTCGGCGGTCTCGCGCTCCTGGTCAACCAGGTTCACGACGCGCTGTACAAGGACGCACACAAGTCCGTCCTGTTCGAATCGAGCGCGCTCCTCCATGCCTGCATGCTCGCCGCGTCGGACTTCATGGAGTGGTATTTCGGCTGGAAAATCCCGGTCCCTGTCCCGAGCGTCACGGTACACGGCGACAACATGATGGAAGAAAACGCCTTTGCGGGCGACTTCGAAGAACGCGCGGAGCAATTCCGCGTTGAACTTCGTCAGCAGTACATGGGCGGCTACACGCCGTCTTTCATTCACTAACATTAAGGAACTCTATACACTTGGCATACGACCTCAAAGCGAAGATTGCAGAAGCAAAGAAAACCGGCCCGAACATGAACGAGGCGCAGGCAGGCGGCGAATACACGCCCCCGGCTGCGGGTATCGCGCGCGCTCGGTTCGTCGGCTATTTCGAGCTTGGCACGCATGAGGAAGAATTCGAGGGCAAGAAGCGCGACCGCGAAAAGGTCGATCTTGTCTTTGAACTGAGCGGCCCGAATCACGAACCAATCAAGGCCGCAGACGGGACACTGATCCCGATTCGTATCACGGCGCAAGAAACCCTGAGCTTTAGCGAGAAGGCGCATTTCTTCAAGCTGTTTGCGGCGATGAACGCAGCGCACGGCGGTACGGCTACGCACATGGCCGAACTGCTGGGTAAGCCGTTCATCGTGGAGATTTTCCACCGCAAGAGCAAGGACGGTAAGCGCACGTATGCGAACCTTCGTGGCCCGAACGGCTACAACGTGAAGGGCACGACGGTGCAAGATCCACTGTCCGGTAAGCCGGTCCTGGTCGAGGTCGCAGCAGCAATTACGGATGTGAAGGCGTTCATCTGGGACGTTGCCGACATGGAAATGTGGAACTCGATCTACATTGCCGGCGAGTATCCGGAGCGCAAGGACGAAAAGACGGGTGAGGTGATTTCGAAGGCTCGTTCGAAGAACGTGATTCAAGAAAAGATCATGTCCGCGAAGAACTGGAAGGCGAGTCCGCTTGCTTCCGTGGTTGCCGCTGGCGGCCAAGAGCCGGACCTCCCGGACGCAGAGACGCCGGAGCGCGATACGCCGGAGAACGAAGCAGCAGCCGACCCGCTGGCCGCTATCGGTTGATCGAGGCTCTACGCGCAAAGATAGCGCGCGCGGCGGAGGAGTGTCCCCAGTTTGGCGCGGGGACATTCCCGCCCGTCGAGCCGGGGCGCGTTCTCCATCTGGACGGCGACTATCTAGCCTACTACGCGGCAGGGAACGACGACACACAGCCGGGAGCGGCGCGACGGAATGCGTTCGAGCGCATCGAGTCAACGCGGCTGCGCACGGGATCGGAATCCGTCGTCGTTCACCTGTCCGCGAGTGGATGCACGAAAGCACACCGGTTCCTCATCGCGACTGTGAAGCCGTACCAAGGGCAACGCCACAAGCGCAAGCCGCGCAACTGGCAGTTCCTCCGGGAAGTCCTTGAGCATTACGAGGGACCGAACTTCCGCCCGAAAGTCTGGGTAACGCGGGAGGCCGATGACGGCATGGCGCATTGCTCGCACCTGTCCGACATCGCTATTTCGACGCGAGACAAGGACATGCGGATGCTTCCGGGCCTGCACATCAACTGGATGTCCTGGGAGCTAACGACGGTCCCGCGCGGCGCGTTCGACGTGATCGGCACGGACGGATTGCAGTACGGATCGAAGTGGTTCTATCTGCAACTACTCCAAGGCGACACGGCCGACAACATTCCCGGACTGCCCGTGCTGTTCGGTCAGCAATGCGGCGAAGCGCGCGCCGTGAAGTACCTCGCCGGAGTCACGAGTGCGGAGGATGCTTACGACCGTGTACAGACCGCATACGCCGACCATTACGGCGCGACATGGGCTGATGCCCTAATCGAGCAAGCGGCCCTCCTATGGCTGCGTACAGACGCCCAAGCAAGTATTGCAAACGTCGCGGAAGCCTTTCCCGACTGCCCCCACGTCAAGCGCGCTCTAGAGCGTCTGGAATCGCGCGTAACACAGGAGTTGAATGACCTTCAAAAAATTGTCCAAGGCTGACTTGGCGGACTACCGCGAGAAGTTGCGGAAAGAGCAGGGCAACCGATGCCCGATTACGGGATGGCATCTTACCGACGACATCGTAGCGGACCATTGCCACAAAACCGGGATGATGCGGGCGGCGCTGCCGCGCTGGGTGAATGCGGTGTTGGGCCGCGTGGAGAACTGGGCGGGGCGTGTGGGTGGCGGTGTGCCGGTGCCTACGTTCCTGCGGAAGTGTGCCGACTACATCGAGCATTACCAGCTTTTCCCGTCGTTCGTGTTCCACCCATTGCACAAGACGCCGGAGGAGAAAAAGGAGGCCGCGAAGAAGAAAGCAGCGAAGCGACGCGCGGCGAAGAAAGCGGAGGTCGGCAAGTGAGAAAGAAGCCCCGCATTCTGTCCTTGGACATCGAGACCTCCCCGATTCTCGCGCACGTATGGTCGCTGTGGAAACAGAACGTATCGTTAAACCAGATTCACAGCGAGTGGTGCATTTTGTCCTTTTGCGCGAAGTGGCTGGACGATCCGCGCGTGATCTACCACGACACCAGCAGGCAGCGTAACAAGGAGGACGACCGACGCATTGTTCGCAAGCTGTGGAAGCTGCTAGACCAAGCCGATATCGTCGTCGCACAGAACGGCGTCAAGTTCGACGTGCGGAAGATCAACGCGCGATTCATCTTGCTCGGCATGCAACCGCCGTCGCCGTTCCGCGTTGTCGATACGATGCTGGAGGCCCGGAAGCATTTCGGGTTCACGTCGAACAAACTGGAATGGCTCACGGCGAAGCTGTGCAAGACTCACAAGAAGCAAAAGCACGCGCAGTTTCCCGGCTTCGAGCTTTGGCGCGAATACCTTGCGGGCAACCCAGCAGCGGCGGCCGAAATGCGGGCGTACAACACGGATGACGTGCTGAGTCTTGAGGAGTTGTACCTCGTCCTCCGGCCGTGGATCACGGGGCATCCGAACGTCGGTAACTACGACAGCGCTGTAGGCGACGGGCCGAAGTGTGACCGATGCGGAAGCACGAACGTTCGCCGGAAGGGTCTCCGCTATACCCAGGTCGGACAGTACCCGCGCTACCACTGCCAAGCATGCGGCGCGTGGAGCCGTGGCCGCCTGACGGTGAATTCAAAGCAGCATAAAGCGAACCTCTTGGTCAGCTAGTGACCGTTCCAACTTTCTACCAATGCGGGTATGTCGCGGCGTCGGAGGGATTCGACGTTGGCGACGTTCCATTCGGGCGCGGCACAGAGGGCCGTGTCGAGTGGCTACGTGGATTCCATGCCTATCTAGATGAAAGCACTTCTGATTCATGCAGCAGAGGAAGCGGCGGAGTTCACGCAAGCCGCGATGAAGAACGCCCGGAGTGATTGGGGCAGACGGAAATTGACCGACGAGGCCGCCGATTTGGCGGCTTTTGTTTTGGTGATGCAGGAGCGCGGCGCAATTGATCCAGAGCGATTCGGGAAGCGGCTCGCGAAGAAGCTGAAAAAGATGAGGAGGAAGTACGGGCGATGAAAATGTGTAGCGAGTGCCAAGGAACAAACGGCGGTCACAAACTATGGTGTTCACAGTATGTCGGTATGCGGGAGGGTGAATCCCCGACGGATTACTGGAATCGCGTCTCAAACGGCCGTGTCCGGATCGGCGCTCTTGCATCCACAAAGGGCATGAAGTTCGACGGCGGCAAGCCACGTTTCGACCTGCTGGAGTTCGGTTGTCCGGATGCGCTCTTGGGCGTCGTCAAGGTGATGACTTGGGCTATCGAGGTGAAGGGCTACGAGCCGCATTCGTGGCAAGGCGTCAAGGACGCATACACGCGCTATACGGCGGCGATCCGGCGACACCAAAACGCGAAAGCGCGCGGCGAGACACACGACCAAGAATCGGGATTCCCGCACGACTGGCACATCGCAACGAACGCGCTGTTCCTCGCGCAGCTTCAGCACAACGCCGATGCAGCGTAAGCCCGTCTACTACAAGGACACGCGCGTAGCGCCGAACAGCGACCTATACGCCGCGTTGCAGGAAGCGAAGAACCCGAACGCATCCGCAGCGGATCGAAAAGAAGCTGCAGCTCGCGCGGAACGCATCTATCAAGACTGCGAGCGGGAATATCAACGAACGTACAAGGGGAAGATTTGAAGGAAATCGTAGCTAAAGCATTCATCGCAGCGTCGCTGCTGGACGTGCTGGGAATGCATCAAGACCAGACCGCCAGGGAGGTTCAGGAGTTCATCAAGGCGCACCCGGAGTTGGACGCCGCCATTATGCAAGCGCTGGACCTCCCGGAGACTGAAGCAGTGATCACGGAGATTGCACGGACCGCCGCGCGGGAGGTGCTGGAACTGCTCAAGAAGCATGTGAGCGAGGCTGCTTGAGCGTCGTTCAAGCCTGCATCAACCAAGCGGCCTATAACGCGTTCTACGATCTGGCCGCGTGCGCTCTTGAGACGCACAACCCGGAACGCGCCGCGCAGCGAGTCATTGAGGCGCGGGATTATCTCCCACAGGCGGACGTGAATCGACTGGTGCGGGAGCTTGAAGCGGATTACTACGAGTTCACCTGATTACGTGTAGCGAAAACGCGACATTGATAGGGCGTCCGTAATACAAAAACATATATGAAACTGCGCTTCCCGATGATGCTAAATGATGTTCGATGATGTTCCGTGTAGTTTAATGATGGCATTGTTATGGCTCTGAAATTACAGGGTAATTTGTCAAGGGCAGGCGTGAAAATTTTGTAGTTGCGCCGCTGCGCTGGATGACTATCATTGCAGGCAAGCGACGTAGCAATGTGTCGCGAGATCAACGAGTTGCGGTCGTTCCATTGGCATCGTTTATCTTAAACGCATTGGTTTAATCCATCATGAATTTTATCCAGCCCGAAGTTTTGTATCTTGTTCTCTCCGCAACCTATGCGCTTATGGCGTGGATTCACATCGCCAGTAAGCATATTTGATTGACCCTGCCGCCGGTAGCGGCGGCTTTTTCATTGGAGGTAAATGGGCGCAATTTCCGAGTATCAGAGCCTTCGTGAAAAGGCCGTTGCAGTATCCATTACCGAAATTCCCGAGGTGCGCCCGTATGCGCGCCGCCACGTTGAGCGGCTGCAAGAACAAGGGTTCGCCGGGGGCGTCATCAAGCAACTTTGCCGTGAGGCACAGAGCAGCCGCCGCACGACCGACGACGCGGGACTGTCGAACCGTGAGGCACTTTACGCGGGCCTCGCTGCTTTCCGCACCGCATTGGAGACCGCCAAGCAGACCAAGCGGAAGGTCTCGAAGATCGAACACAAGGGCGGCAAGTACAACCCCCTCAACGCAGTCGAAGTAGCCGCCCAGGCGGATGCAGTGTGGGACGCGATTTGCGGCATGCTGGGCCGGATGGCTGACCCGGATAGACCGCTGAGTGTTCAGACTCTAGCGGGAGCCTTGGCGGGCTGCCTCCGCAATCTGACGGGCGGTGCGCCCGAGTACGGCGAACTCGGATACGAGCGGGCCGCACTGCTCCTACTAGATCATTTCTGCGCGTCTACTGGCTGGCTGGAGGAGCGAACCGGCGAAGCCAAGATGATGAGCCGGACGCGGAAGCCGAACACCTACCATCTGACCGCGAAGTTTCTGGACGAGGTTGCGGAGGGTGGACTTGTGGCGGACTTCGCGGAGCGCCGTCCGATGCTTGTCCCGCCTGTGCCGTGGACGACATTCGCGACACACGGCGGTTATCTACACGATCAAATCCCCGCAGTCCGTGGCACGCGTCGCCCGATTGAGTCGGAGGTGATCGTGTCCGCCTTGAACGCATTACAGGCTACGCGGTTCCGCGTGAATCGCCGCGTGCTGGGAGTCGCGCAGACGTTCCGAACGAATGCGGAGGATATGGGCGGAGCAGTCATCAACGGCCGGTACGTCGAGACGCGACACGACACGCCGGAATCGATGAGACGAGCCAAGACGATCCGTAGCGCACTGACGCTGTCTGCGATGCAGGAACTAGCCGACGAGGAGGCGTTTTACTTCCCGTGGAATCTCGATTGGCGCGGCCGAATGTACCCGGCAACGAGCATTATTAGCCCGCAAGGCGCGGACCTGTGCAAGGGCTGTTTGGAGTTCGCGGACGGGACGCCGCTGGGTCGTGATGGTGGGAAGTGGCTCGCGATCCACCTGTGCAATCTCGCCGGAGAGGACAAAGTAACGGTGGGCGGCAAGAAGGTACACCGGACGCCGGAGGAGCGCGATGCGTGGACGCGGCAGAACGAGGCGATGATCCTGCGTGTTGTCGCTGATCCGCGCAGCAATCGCGAGTGGATGAAGGCGGATAAGCCGTGGCAGTTCCTCGCGGCGTGCTTCGAGTGGGCGGGGTATCAGGAGGAGGGTGAGGCGTTCCGCAGCCGCCTCGCGGGCGCACTGGACGGAAGCTGTAGCGGAGTGCAAATGCTCGCTGGGATGACTCGCGATGCGTCGGCGGGCGCTATGGTGAATCTCGTTCCTAGCGAACGTGGGGACGACTACTACGGACGCATGGCGGATGCCTTGACTAAGCGATTGTGCGGCCTTGTCGATTCGGCTGATGTTGCGACGATGGCGCGCCTGCAATTCTGGGCGGAACGCACGATCGACCGTGACTTGTTGAAAGCGCCGAGCATGACGAAGGTGTACAGCGCGGGAACGTACACGTTCGGGGAGCAAGTACAGAGCAAGACGGGCGCGCCCGATGCGGAATCGATGTGGCTCGCCTCGCAGATTAACGCGTGCTTCTCCGATGTTGCGCCGGGGATGCTCAAAGCGATGTCGTACCTACAAGCCGTGTCCGATGTGATGACCGCGACAGGGATTCCGCTTGTGTGGCAGACGCCGGCGGGCCTGAGAGTGGAGCAGGCGCGTGTGTCACGTCGGACAGTGCCGATAACTACGTTTCCTCCTGGTGGCCCTTCTACGGGGCGTCGGCGGACATTCTCCATAGACACCGACAACCTCAGCAGGAACGATCAACGCGCCGGAGTAGCGCCGAACTTCGTCCACGGGGTAGATGCGTCGCACATGGCGTTTGTCGTCAATGACCTGTACGGGAGAGGTGTCCGCAATTTCTGGATGATTCATGACTCATTCGGCGCACCGTTCGCCCAGTGTGGGGATGTATTCCGCAGCACGCGAGAGCAGTTCATCGAGCTTATGTCGCCGGACCTGCTGCGAAGCTGGACGGATGACGTTACCGCCGCCCTCACGGACGAGCAACGTGCAGCACTTCCGGAGTTGCCGGGGTACGGCGAACTTGATCTAGGCGTGGTCCGCGAATCGGTCTACGCATGGTTCTAGCATTTGTCCGACAATATCCGTAAACTACCTGTCTGAAGAATTACACAACAAGACCAGATACCAAAAATGATTAAACGCATTACTTTTGTTGCCGCCATCTCCGCATTCTTGGCCGCTTGTGGAGGAGGTGACGATAGCTCGTCAGCACCGGCTAATTCCGCGCCCGCGATCAAGCTGACGTACTCCGGTGTGCCTCTCGTTTCGGTCACTAACAAAGCTCGTATGATGGCGGCTACGGATACTCCGGCTTCGTCTGCTGGAGCATTGGACTCTCAGGACACAATCCAGCGCTTGCAAGACGCATTCAAAGCACGCGGCGCGGATATCGGCGTGTACCCCGGCATCATCAACGGTTCGAAGCTGCACGACATCGTTATGAGCGAGAACAACGGCGCGGGCCCGACAGTCGCTGAGATTCAGGCGGCGAACGTCAGCATTGCGCAATGGACGCTCGTAAACTTCCAGTACGACGATATGACGGGCTACATTGACACGCCGGAAAAGAAGGCGATGGTTGAGCAGTTCTACAAGGACATCCGTGTATTTGCCGCTCGTCAGTACATCAAGGGCAACATCGTGTACTTTGCGAATCCGATCCTCGCATGCTTGCCCGACAAGTTCGACGTGAGCGGGCATCAGATTCCGACAGCTACGGCCTCGCTTTGGAGTGCGCTGAGTTGGAGCGACGACAACTACGGACACGCGATCGGCGGAATTCGCCCAACGCCGGACCAAATGGGTAGCGACTGCCAAACTCCGAACACTACCGCCCAAGCGTCGTACATCGATAGCATTGCCGATCCGCTCGTAGCAAACTACAAAACGGCTCTGGACACGATCGACAAGTGCAAGCACAACCCGCAAGCGATTCCAGAGAACGAGCGTGCGGGCCAGTGCTGGGGCATCACGCCGGATAAGAAGTAATCAGACCTCGCGTGATTCGGAGGCTACCTTGACGCTCGCGTTCAGGAGTCTCCGAAGTGCGATGACCTCCAAGACCATACGGCGCACGTCTGCGCCGTCAATGTGCTCCGGGTGCTTCCACCAGACGCGCAATGTACCCACGTCCGGAGATACGAACTCCGGTACAAACGTAAATCGCGCAGCAAAACAAAAGCCCCGGCCTGTGAAGGTTCGGGGCTTTGCTTTTTTACACACAATAATCTAAATTAAAATAAAGGGAGTCGTGCCCTAATCCAGTCCCATTTCGTTGGGGGAATCGTAAGCAACTGCATCACATTACTGCTTGAGCTATCGTAATAGACGATTCCGCCAACACCATCTACCAATTCTCGCTCAGTTGCCGTATTTACGTAGTATGAAAAATAGCGTTGAGCGCGCAATTCTCCAGACCCGTCGAAAAGCTGGAATCTCACTTCATGTCCGTTGCGAATATCCGCGCCACACAACTTTGCGTAATATTCCACACCCCCAAACTCTTTTTTTCCTCCGTTCAGTTCCTTTTCAAAGAAATCACAGCGATCATACTTTGGCCTAGCCAAATGGACGGAAAAGCCAACCAGCAAAAACGCAAGAGCGGCTAACCCGACGAGTCTGACGGCGCTAATCTGCATATTTCACCAAGTTTAATTTCAATGGGCTTCTTCAACTTCAGATACACGGGTTTCGAATATATCATAAAATCTTCGCCCCTATGGTGCTTGGCACGCCACCGGTTGTAGTCTGAGTTGTAGACCGGATAGAACACGTCAGGCTCGTTGAACTTCCCGAATAGACTTTTTCTCGTATCGACGGGCTTGTTGATACTTTTAACCCAAATATCCGCGTCAGTGTCACGTTTGGGCGAACTGGACGCCGCCCCACTGATCACCGGCCCCGGCGCGATGATCACACCACGCTTGTTCCAGTGGCCCAAATATTGAGTGCCGTTAAACGAGTAATTATCCTTGACGTAAGCGTACACATGCGTAATGTTTGCAACAGCGTTCTGGCAATAAAAATTGCTCGTCTTTTCATACCGATAATATTTTTCGCCGGTAATCTCCAGGTTGCCTATGGCTGCATATATGTTGAAGTTCGCCAACGCCCCCGTAAGATCGGTTGGCGTGAGATTTTCCAGCGTGTCCCAATTGCCAATCGACGCAAGCTGAAATTGCCAATCGATATGAAACTGAAGAATATCAGGCAAAAATTGAGTCGTATTGATATTGAGATTTGCCCCGCGATCCTCAGAGAACATCTTTTGCACTTTTGCGAGAATTTTTGTTCTTGCTTCAACTATAGCGGCGTCTCGATATATATCCTCGGCAAGAAGTTTTTCGTACTTCCTCCGGACACTTCCAAATTTCAATGCCCAGTCTAGGGTTACGCTGTCAATGTCTATTGGCTGAATCGACTTAGTATTATCGTTGTAAATGTGCTCCGGACCCGCGAACCAACGGCGCGCGAGTTTAGCGGACACTTTCCAGCCCAAGTTATCCATCGCAATAGGAACGTCCTGCAAATCAAAAGGCGGCGGATTCTCGCAAACTTCGGCCTCAAGTTGCTCGGGAGGCTCTTTGGCTTTCGACGGTTCAGCTTTAGGCTGTGGCGTGGGCTTCGGAGCTTCCGGGGCTTTAGCAGCCGGCTTAGGTGGCGGCGGAGGGGGCGGAGGGGGTTTTTCGCCAGGAGCAAGCCTATCAATCGACACGCTCTTTTGAGTATCAAGAGGAATACACCCTTGGGAGCCTTTGTATTCCTTCAACTCCGCCCCGAGCAAGCCTTTTTGCGGTTTATAGTAAGGAATCTTTTTTATGTCAGCCATATACAGATTTCATCGATAAATCGATCAATTACTTCGGATCGGGCAATAGTCGTTGAACATGGAAGCCTCGCCCTCGTATTAACCCTTACTGGCTACTGTATCGTACCTATCCCGGTCTGTGAAGGTTATTGAGTCAACTGCCATGTGCGAGCGTAAATCGCATCACTGGATGCCTGCCCGCCTGTGAGGGCGAATAGCTCGGCCATTTCCTCACTAGTCTTGTCTAGCGAGTCTTTGAATTTTCGGAGGTCAGCAGCGGATGGAGGGAAGATCGCTTGTTCTACGCTGCGGCACGCCTAGTCCTCACGGACGAGGATATAACACGCGTGTACGACAAGATACGTGAAATTGGTGCGGCCTTGGACTAACCGAGACACACCTTCATTTCTGCGGCGCGTCGCTTGACCAGTCCCGGGAGTTGCTTCTTCGTGCGGTCCTTCGTTGCACACATCCCCGAAGCATCCCCTTTACCCTTCTCCACGGTCGCGCACGTCCATTTCGGGAGTTCGCGGCATGCCCCCACACGATCCCCAGTGTTGACCTTCTTGAGGAGCGTGCTGGACGCGAAGTTTGCCGCTCCCGCGTTGAATACAAAGTCCGTGTAGGCGACTTGCTCACCCGGCGACAACGGAACTCTTACGAGCCGCCGCACGGACTTCTCAGCGTCGTTGATGTCCTTTCCCAGCAGGTAACTGCACACGTCGTCAGAGTAGGTCTGACCAAGCTTGAGCGGTTTCCCGTCCGGGCCTGTACGTGCGTGGCCCACGCACACGGTGTTGATGCCAACGGGATCGCTGTAAACCTCGTTGGAGTACCCCTCAAATTGAGCGGCGAAAAGCGCGGCGGCCAAACCGGCGGCACCTGCTAAACGGGCAACAATGGCCCGGTTGATTTGCGGCATAGGATTCCTTAATAGAAAGACAAAAGAAAAGCCCGCGCTAGATGCTCGCGGGCTTGGGTCTTGTTTAGGCTGCTACGTCTATTTGCTTGTCGGCGGTAACGTCACACCGTGAACGACATACTTCTCCATCGCCTCCACAAGCGGGCGCAGCGGGTAGAACTCGCCGCCGTAGTTGCCCGCAGAATCCCCCTCACTATGTCCCTGTAGGGCGTCGCGGACGCTCTTGTCGATGCCGCATTCGCGGCAAACATCCTTAAACGTGTGTCGGAAGCTGTGAAACACCATCTTCGGGTTTGACGGCGCGCACTCTGCTCGCAGATACCTAATAAACCACTGCGCCCAGTATGTTGACTCAACGCCGTATCGATCTGGCCGAAGCTCCGGAAAGATGCGTGCGGAACCTTCCTTGCTGCGTGTATAGTCGATAAAGCCGCGCGAGATTAGCTCCGGGTGAACAGGTATGCGGCGAATACTGCTAAAGTTCTTCACCCCCTGTCCGGCATCTTCGTCGTTCTTGAACGTCATCACCCAACACGTAGACCGTCCGCCGTCTCCTGTGTGGTATTCCTCTTGGAATACGTCTGACGGTGCAAGTTGTGCCATCTCCTCTACACGCGCGCCAGTGAACAAACCTAGGAGAGGAAGCCAGTACGCTGCGTCGCCTGCACCAGCATCAGGACGGAAGTGGTCCGTGTAGACCCTGCTTGAGAAGATTCGATTTAGCGTTCCCGTGTCGAATGGCGGACGGCGCGTCTTGGCGTTTTGCTTCTTCGTCTCGACGGTGACGCCTTTGGCTGGATTAGAGGTAATCCATGCCTCGCCGCCTGCGACGTTGAACAACGTATGCAAACGAGCCAGCGACGACGGGATCGCGGTCGGTTTTGCCCCAGCATCTTCCATTGCATTGCGGAACTGGACGACGTGTGACTTTCTGATGGCGGGTACGGACAAATCACCTACATACTTGATGAACCGGTCAACGGTTCGCTTCATGTCGTCTATCGGCTTCTGAGTCGGGTTCCGCTTCTTCTTCCAAATCTCGAGCAGAGCGAGAAGGTTGCGCGCGTCGGGGCCGTTCATAAGGGCTGTGGACGACGACTCGCGGGCCGCCTCTATGGCTGCAGCTGCTTCCTGCGCGACTACATCCTGACCAACCCGGCGTAACCCCATCTCTTGAAGCCGTGCCATCAATCGCAGTTCGACAAACTGCGCTATTGCCTCCGCGCGCATATCTTCCGATTCCTGATACCACGCTTCCGCGTCGCGAGCCTCCTCATTCTCAAGCTGCTCGCGCGGGAGGGCGTCCCAATACCCCGCCTTGGCCTCACCTTTGCGTAACGCTTCGCGCTCGTCTCGAAAGATGATGTCGTAGGTCGCGTCATACCCGTGGCATAGCGTCACGGCGACCGAGCGGTCGGACGTGTTGAGCGCGATCGTGTATTCCTTCTTGCCTAGACGTTGAATGAGGTCCTGCGGAACACGTCGCCGGAAGTAGTAGCGAGTACCCCGTTTGAACAGGTGAGTTGACATGCGTGTGTTACACCCCTGTGTGACAGTCAGAATCTACCGGATGCCCTACTGGCGCGGGACTCCTGGCGCAGTGGGGAAGGAGGGGAGTGTAACCGGAATCGGTTGGTAATTCATGGCGTCAGGCGAGGGCGGCGCGGCGCCCGGATTGCGGCGAGCCCGTATGGAACCGTTTCGGCGCGAATTCGTCAAGCGTCATGCGCCGCCGGTCGGCCTTTGCGCCCTCATTTTTCGAAACAAGAAGATGCGCATCCGGCAGGCGCAGTATCATGCGGTACGTTTCGGCTGCCGAACCTTGTCCGTTCCTGCGCCGCTTCCCTGTTGAACCGATTGTGTGCCCATGTCTTTCCGGATCCTGCTCGTCGAAGACGACACTCGCCTCTCCACGCTGATCGCCGGCTATCTGCGCAAGAACGACTATGAAGTCGACACCGTGCTGCACGGTGATGCCGCGGTGCCGGCGATCCTGTCCATCCGCCCGGATCTCGTCATCCTCGACGTGAACCTGCCGGGCAAGGACGGCTTCGAGATCTGCCGCGAGGCGCGCAAGCAGTACGACGGCGTCATCATCATGGTGACCGCGCGCGACGAGCCGTTCGACGAGCTGCTCGGCCTCGAAATCGGCGCGGACGACTACGTGCACAAGCCGGTGGAGCCGCGCATCCTGCTCGCGCGGATCAAGGCGCAGCTGCGCCGCACGCCGGCGCGCGCGGCCGACAGCTCGGCCCCGCAGCCGGAGCGCTATACGTTCGGCAAGTTCTCGATCGACCGCACCGGCCGCACCGTCATGCTGCCGGACGGCAGCGCGCCGGACCTGACGTCGGCCGAGTTCGACCTGCTGTGGGCGCTCGTCTGCCACGCGGGCGAGGTCGTCAGCCGCGACGACCTGATGCTGCAGCTGCGCGGCGTCGAATTCGACGGCCTCGACCGTACGATCGACGGGCGCATCTCGAAGCTGCGCCGCAAGCTGCGCGACGACGCGAGCAACCCGCAGCGGATCAAGACGATCCGCAGCAAGGGCTACCAGTTCAGCAAGCATGCGTGGGACTGA